AGCCCCTTGCAACGTAAAAGATCCAAATGTACGTTCTTCTTCGCTTTTGAATACCGGCCCGTCAACCATGACGTACTGGCAAGTACCTTTCTTGGATCTGTGACATTGATTAAATCCTCCTCTGCGAATACAATGCCACAAAACGATGCGGTGGTAAGAGATTCGTGCTCTTCACACTTAATAATTAGACCTAATTTCGCAAAATCGTCAGGACCGGGAACTACTCCTTCAATCCTGAAAAGACCGTCGTCACCCTCCACTACGCCAACGCACTTGCTTCCCAACTTCATGCACACATATTCCATGAACATTAAGTTTGAGAACCCGTTGCCGAGTGAAGTACACATATCGCCGGACATACGTGTGGCTTCGAGCCTCGCTGTGAACCACTTGTACTTACATACATTGGTCCCAGTGAGCGCCTTGGTGACTATCTTGAGAAACTCTGGGAACTGCCGAGCAAAATACCTATAACACTGAATCTCCACAGCCATCATCAACTTCTTAATAAACACAGACTCAAATGAGGTGTAATCGGAAGAGAAGTACCTCGCTCCAGGAGCGAAAAGCCTGTCCATGATGTAGTTAGGTCTATCATGGCAAGGTACTTTCTTGATGAATTCGGGTGCAGAGAAAACTCTCTTTTCTATCAGCTTGAATAAAGGCCCTGAAAAACACTTAAACTGGTCTGATCTGGAATTAATGCCTCGGGCATGCTTCCAATCAGTGTAGTGTTCGTCCTTCATAAAGCTCTTGTTCTGTAGGTGTCGTGGGTCTTCCAGGATGTGTATCATCTTCTCGTTGACCTCACGTAGCTCTTGCTTTCTCCAGTCTGGGTATCCTGTGTTCTCTATCCACCTTTCAAAAGACACGTCTTCGTCAGGCGATATGGGGGAACCGAACCTACCAGAGGCTAATTGCGCTTGAACATAATCTGCCAACCCAGATAAGAAATCCTCCTGAGCGCTAGGAGGTCTGGCGTTAGCTCTTTTTTGAAATCCTGCCACCATGGTGTCCATGTCTTTTGGGTCACAATGAGGTAGAGTCACTCCCTCAACGTGGCATCCCGCAGAGACCGCAACAGTGGGTCTGGTTCCTAGGTAAAGTGATTGAGCCATATCGCTCATTGTCACTTCGGAACCCTCCTTCTGAAGGCCTGGCTTGGCTAAATGCACACCGGGGTCATCGTGTCGATAGCCGTAAGCCACATGGGTACCATGTTCGGGTTGTGGCGGATTTCCCGCTAGTTTAACCAGCGGCCGGAGACATCCTGCAGATGCCTCCAGTGGGCGATAGCTAAGCTGACTGTGGCCTGACTTACAGGATCCAGGTCATACCTGCTGATATTGTCGCCTTGGTGCGAAGCTATGAAGTCTTCCATCCTGGCCCTAGTAACATCCTCTTTCGTCGTCTGTCTCATGAGTCGGGCATTATTCATCTGAGCAAAAAGCTCGAGTGAAACCGCCATTCTCTCGTGTGTCCAGGACGTGAAGATGCACTCACCAGTGTAGTCAGTCTTCCTAAACCCAAGGCTTTTGGTAATGACGCACTCCATTCTAATGGGATTGTAACGTTCCAACTTCTTCATGTTTAGAACGTCTGGCCTGAGATCAGTTCCACGGAAGTGTGACTTCTTGTCATTCCACTTCTGTTTCTCATTGAGTGTATTTCTGTCAAGAGTATAGGACATCTTGACTTCCAACACATGGAACACGGCCCCGATGACTAAACACCCGAGGTACATGACCAATGTCGTGAGAGTTGCATGCCTGCGATCCAGGTTATCAACTATCTGATCAAAGTAGTAATGGCGGTATGACACACATACTTCCGCACATTTCTCAATCCACATATCTTCGTATGTGAGCACTTCGTAGTAGTACCTGCAGTAATAGCCAGCAAGCACAGCGAAATAAAAGAGAAGGTTGATGACAACACAGATGGCAATCTTCGAAAAGAACCCTTCACTGAACGTGGTCTTCTTCCAGAAGTAAGTGTTGAACTCCAACGTGTCCTCGAGAGCTATCTTCTCCCTTTCTTCGGACTCGTAGCGATCGATTTCCCGTCGCTCCGCTACCTTTTCTTTGAGTATATCCAAGGCAGTTTTCTCTTTTGGGGTTTGTTTAGGCTCATCGCGATCGGCCTCCGCGGTGAATTCCTTTGCAGCGTCCCTAGCTGCAAGTGTGGCGGTATTGAGCTCCCTCAATTGTTCCGCCAAGGCCTTTGTCGATGTGTGTCTCGACCTCCTCCCCTG